TGAAGGAAGTGTTATGAGACAATTTGAAACTATGTTATCTGAATTAGACATCGCTGGATGGACTGCAATTCAAGGAAACAGAAGTTCGATTAAAGCTGATATAGTTGAGGCTGACCAAATGGGTGGTTCAATCAAAAAGGCTCAAATCGCACACTTTGTTGTGTCAATTGCAAAAACACTTGACCAAAAAGAAGCTGGAACTGCAACAATGGCTGTCCTTAAATCTCGTTTTGGTAAATCTGGTCTTATCTTTGAAGATATAAAATTTGACAATGCTACAATTCAAATTGATATGGGACAAAGCACTGGTGCTAGAACCCATAGTGAACATAAACAAGTCAAAGGTGTCAATGAACAACAAAGAGTAAATTCAGTGTTAGATGCAGCAAAACAAAGAAATGCTGTGTTAAATGCATTGTCGGTTCCAAAGTTAGAAGAATAATAATTAAAAGTAAGAGAAAACAAAAGGATGTATTTAAAAGACAAAACATTAAAAAAAAGGTATTCCATTTTCCCGATAATTCATAATGATTTATGGGAGATGTACAAAAAAGCTGAAGCACAAACATGGGTTGCTGAAGAACCAGATTTATCTAAAGATAGATTTGATGAATTGAAAGAAGAAGAAAAAATATACTTAAAAAATATATTAGCTTTCTTCGCAATTTCAGATGGGTTAGTAATTGATAATTTAGCTACCAATTTTTTAAATGAAGTTGAGATTTTAGAAGCACAATATTTTTACGGTCACCAAGCATTTATTGAACAAGTTCATGCTAACGGATATTCTTTATTGATTGAAACATACATAAAGAATTTGACTGAAAGAGAAGAACTTTTCAATTCAATGGAAACAAACCCAGCAGTTGCTAAAAAAGCAGCATGGGCTGAAAATTGGATTGGACACCCTTCATTTGCTCACAGACTTGTCGCTTTTGCTTGTGTGGAAGGAATATCTTTTGCTAGTGTTTTCTCTGGAGTATTCTGGTATAGAAGTCGCAATAAAATGCCAGGATTAGGTGCAATGAATGAATTGATTTTACGTGATGAAACTTTCCACTACGAATTTGCTTTGAACTTATATAAAAACTATTTAAAAGATGAATATAAGTTATCAAAAGATGAACTTAGAAACATCATTTTAAGTTGTTACGAAGCTGAAAAAACATTTGTTGATGAAAGTATGCCAGATGGGTTACAAGGTCTTACAAAACAAGATATGGTTAAATACGTTCAATATGTAACTGATATTGTTTTGAATGATTTTGGATGTCAAACTGAATTCAAAGTAAGAAACCCATTAGAATATATGTCTAGAATTGGTTTATCATCTAAAAATAACTTTTTCGAAAAAAGAGAAGGTGAGTATACTAGAGTTGAGATACCAACAACAATAGATGGAATGTTTAACGAAGATTTTTAAAATAAAATTACTATGAGAATATTAAAAAGAGATAAAACCACACAAGCGTTTACACCGAATAAAATTTTAGCTAGAATCAAAACACAAGCCAAAGGGTTAAAAGTTGATTCTGATATTTTATTTCAAGAGGTAATTCCTTTGATAAATGATAATATCACAACAACTGAGATTGATGAGATTATAGCTTTCAAAGCTGCCGATAAAATTATACAACATTCTGATTACTCTTTATTGGGTGGTCGAATTTTGTTATCAAGACAATCTAAATTGATTGGTAAAGAATTACAACCAGTTGATTTAACTTATGACTTCTTTGCTGCGACTACTTTTTTGACAAAGTATTCAAATAAAGATGAAAATAAGACACCAACTGAATTACCATCATGCATGTACAAACGTGTTTCTGGTTATTTACATGATGACAACGAGGAAGATTATTTAGAATTACTTAATGAGATAAGTACTAAAAAAGGTAACTTTGCTACACCAACATATACCAACGCTGGTATTCCAGAAAGAAATGGTATGATTTCATGTAACTTGACACACTTGGAAGATGATTCATTTGAAGGAATTGAAAATACGCTTACTAAGATATCTTCTGCATCTAAAGAAGGTTCTGGTATCGGATTATTGATTGACCCTCTTAGAAGTAAGGATAGTATCGTTGAATCGTTTAAAGGCAATGCTGGTGGTGTTGTAAGATTAGCTGATATGGTACAAGCTAAAATGAGATTCTATAAACAAGGTTCTCGTTCTGGAAGTTGTGCATTATACTTATCAGTATGGCATAGAGATATCTTTGATTTCTTAGATTTAACGTTACCTATTGGTGATGAGCAATTAAGAACTAGAGATTTATTTACAGCTGTAGTTATAAATGATTTATTCATGGAAAAATTACAAAATGATGAAGATTGGTATTTGTTCTGTCCAAATGATATTAAAAAAGCTGGTTTAATACCACTTTATGAGTTGCATGGAGAAGCATTTGAAGCTGAATACTATAAAGCTGTTGAATTAGGGTTGGGTAAAAAAGTTAATCCAAAAGACATCTTCGATTCACTTATCAAATCACAAGTAGAAAGTGGTAAACCTTATGTTATGTTCAAAGATAATGCGAATAAACGTAATATGCAAAGAAATATTGGTATTATAAAACAATCTAATTTATGTATTGAGATATTCCAAGCATCAAGACCAAAATACACACCACAATGTACGTTAGCGTCAATTAATTTAGGTGAACAAACTTCATTGGAATCAATTGCTAAAACGACTAAAATTTTGGTTAAAGCGTTGAATAAAGTTGTTGATAAAAATAAATGGTCTGATGAATGGAGTGAAGCTGCTGGTATGGACCAAAGAGCATTGGCTATCGGTGTTGCTGGAATGGCTGACTTCTTTGCTAAAAGAAAAATTTCTTATGAAAGTGAAGAAGCTAAACAATGGAATAAAGATATTACTGAAACAATGTATAAAGCATTCGTTGAAGAATCAATGAGATTAGCTATTGAAACTGGTGAAAACTATCCATCATGGGAAGGAAGTCCATATTCAAAAGGTGAAACTTATATTGAAGGTTGGTCACCATTACCAGAAGGACAACCAATTCCAATGATAAACAGTTTAGGTTTAGGATTTATGCCAACAGCATCTTCTGCTATTCTATTGAGTGTGTTTGAATCATTTGAACCAGCTACATCAAATTTATTTACTAGACGTGTAGGACAAGGTGAATTTTTAGTAATCAACAAATATTTGGTAAACGAATTAATTGATGAAAAATTATGGGATTCAAATATGGTTGATAAAATTATCAAAAATAAAGGAAGTGTTCAAAATATTGTTGAAATTCCAGAAGATATTAGATACAGATATAAAGATGTTTGGGAAATATCTCAAAGAGTATTGTTGGATTTAGCTATTATCAGAAACAAATTTGTTGACCAATCACAATCTTTAAACTTGTATCATTCTGATGCTAAGTATGGTAAGATTGCAAGTGCACTTATGTATGCATGGAAAGGTGGATTAAAAACTGGTGTTTATTACACTAGAACTAAATCTAAATTAGAAGCAAACTCAAAATTAGCGTCTAGTCAAATTACACAAAATGTTGAGAAACCAAAAGATAGTCAATTCGAGTGTTTTGGGTGTTCAGCTTAAAATAAAGTAAATTATAATAAAAGAGGGACTATTAATAGTCCCTTTTTTTTATTTCCCATATTTACTTATAAAAATCTTTTAGTATTATATTTATCTAA